CCGGTAACGGGTGCAGGTCTGACCGGTGCGGTGTTGGCCATCACTCTGGGCGTGGCCACCTTCAACATCGTCAACGCGGGCAGTTTCACCGTGAACAGCGCGGCACTGACGCAGGCAAGCTCAACGGGACTCGGAACCGGGGCAACCTTCAACCTTGGCGTTTTTGGAGTACTGACGGCCACGGTATCGACGGCGGGCAGCTACTCGGCTGTTCCGGCGAACCCCGTAGCTCAGGCCAGCACCTCGGGCAGCGGCACCGGTGCCACCTTCAACGTGACCTTTGCGGGACCGCCTACCACCGTCGTGGTCAAGAACCAGGCCGGATCGACGACCTACGTCGAGAACACCGACTACACCATCGACTATGTGAACGGCCTGCTCTACACCAAGAGCGGCGGAGCAATCACCTCAGCGCAGGCACTGCAGGTCTCCGGCGCCTACTGCGACCCGTCCAAGGTTGCCTATACCGACATCATCGGGACCGTGACCGGAAGCACCTACACCGGCATCCAAGCCTTGCAGACCACATTCCAGACGATGGGACTGTTCGCCAAGCTGCTCATCACCCCAACCTTCTACGATGAGTCGACCAGCGCCAACCTGCTGGCCATGGCGACGAAACTCCGGGCTATCTCGTTCACCGACGCGCCCCCGAACACGACTGTGGCAACCGCCATCGCCAACCGCGGAGCCGCCGGCAACGCCTTCAATCAGGCCAGCGACCGGCTCGCGCTTACCTTCCCCTGGCAGTTGAAGACGCCTACCTCCATCAGCCCCACCGGCGTGGTAGTAAGCGCGCAGGGAACCATCGGCTACACAACCGTGACCGGCACCGTGGACACGCCATACAGCACTTGGGTAGCTGGCTCTACGGCAGCCAACGACCTCGCAAATGGCTTCTGGTTCTCGCCGTCGAACACCATCGTCAACGGAATATTGGGTCCCGATGTCAGCCTCTACATGAGCGCATACGATCCTACCTCGGACACGAACGCGCTGAACGCGGCCGGCATCATGACGGTCTTCAACGGATTCGGGACCGGATACAGGACATGGGGCAATCGAGCATCGAGTTTCCCGTCAAGCGGTGCGGTGACCACGTTCCTCGCCGTTCGCAGGACCCTCGACATTGTGGAGCAAAGCATCCAATACAGTTCGCTCCCCTTCGCCGACAAGCCCATCACCAACGGCCTCATCAATTCGATCTTGCAAAGCGTGAATGGGTTTATTAACTCACTCATCCAGCAAGGCGCATTGATTGCCGGAAGCACGGTGACCTACAACCCGGTTGACAATCCCCCCGCCAGTCTCGCGAATGGCCAACTCACGTTTGAAGTAAGCGTGATGCCACCGCCGCCGGCCGAGCAGATCATCTACAACTTCTCCATCAACACCAGCCTGCTTGCGAACCTCGGGGCATCCGTAACGAGCACCAGCACAACCAGCAACGTCAATGTGACCGCATAAGGAGCGCACCGTGGCAAATCTCGTCATCAATTCCCTCAGTAATTGCAACGTCTATTTGAACGGGGTCGAACTCCTCGGGCGCGCCGCAGAAGTGAAGATTCCCCAGCCCAAGCGCATCAGGACTGACTACAAGGGACTCGGCATGGCCGCGCGTATCAAGATCCCGACTGGCTGGGACATGATGGAGTCCACCATCAAGTGGTCTTCGTTTGATCCTGACACCATCAGCCAAGTGGCGCTCTCCAGCCAAACCTGCTCTATCAGTTGCCTCGGCGACTTGCAGACACTCTCAGCATCGGGAGAGGTTTCCGAGAGTCCTGTCATCTACAACTTCAACGGCGTCCCATTCGATGTGGGCGACATTGATTTCAAGTCTCAGGAACTGGTTGAATTCACATCCAGCTTCGATGTCTACCACGTCGATCTAAGCGTTGGCGGGACTCAGATTTACCTTTTTGACGCATTCTCCAACCAGTACGTCGTGAATGGCGTTGACCAACTCGCGGGTTACCGAGCGAACATCGGAGGTTGATAAGTGGCAGCCAATGGATATGCCCCATCCGCTTCACAGCAAGTTGTAGCAAGCGGAATAGCGAACACCATCGCCAATCCAGGGACCGGCGCAACGCTGCGTCTTGCCAATGTGGGAGCCGAGCCTGTGTATGTCGCACTGGGCGCATCGAGTCCTGTTGCGGTCACTCCCCAGACGGGACTCGCGATCTTGCCCGGCGCGCCTGCTGAGTTTCTGACGGCGGTATCAAACGGGTTCATCGGCTTCGTGACTGACGGATGCACTTTCAACGTTCGGCTCAACATCTCGCAAGGGACGTAGAGGCCGAACCACAACCATAGCCGAGCACCGGCGTGAGGTGATTCACCATGGCAACAGGACCCATCGTACTGACTTCCGATACAACCCCCTCCCCCGAACAGATTCGCCGTGAGTTCGACCTTCCCTCTGGCAAGCACGTGATCTTGCTGAAAGGTACTGGTCGTGACCAGCGCCTGGCCGCTACGGTCGCCGGCGAGAATGCCGACAGCATCAAGATTCAGGACGCCCTGGCTTCCCGTCTGTCCCTCGTGGACGGCAAACGCATCCGCATGGAAGACGTGGACGAGATGGACTTCGACGATGCGATGGTGTTTCGCGCCGAGGTCTCTCAGGTATTGCGCCCTTTGCTCCAGAGGATTTCGAGTGTCCTGAAAACGGATCAGGACGCAACGAAACCCGCTCAGGACGCGGCAACCGACCAGTCGTCCTAACCATGGAAGCACTGGGCGCGATGGTGCATGAGGGGGTGAGTCCTGAATCCATCGATTCCATGTCAATAGGCGATTTGGTGGGGTGGTACCTAGTTATGCACTCCTACTCGAAGGCAGTTGAGAAGAGCATTCCGAAGCGGAGGAAACCTTGAGCGAAGACGATCAAACATCCATCCTGAAGGTTCTCGTCCAACTCCGCGACGAGGTTACTGACCCTCTAAAGCAGGTCAATGACCGATTCAGCGAGATGGCGGAGAACTTCGCCAGCATTGGGATGGCGGCCGGCGAAGTGTTTGCCGGATACGAGGCGCTGAAGACAGTCATTGAGCCAGCCGCCGCCATGCAAGAGCAGATGGTAGGCCTGAAAGAGGCCACTCTCGCCAATGCGGATGCGATGGAACGGTATAAGCATCAGGCTGACAAGATTGGAGCTTCCTTGCCGCTGAAGGGCGGTGCAGAAGAAGCCATGCAGGCCATGACGGAACTGTACAAGACGTTCCGTGATGATGAAGCAATCAAAGAACAGACGGAAACCGCAGCAAAATTAGCTGTAGTCATGGGAGACACGGCACCACTTGCCGCAAAAGTTTTGTCTTCGGCAGTCCAGAATTTAGGAGACAATAGCCGTCCCGTAATCGACCAAATGAAGGAGTTTGGCGACGAGATAGCCGTTCTTCAGGCGCGCTTCCCGATGGGCAGCGGTGGCCTGATGCGCATGGCTATGGCTCTGCGAATGCTCGGCTCTGCGGCAAAAGTGAACAATGTCAACCAAAAAGAAATGTTTGCCATTATGGCTGAGGGCAACAGAATCAGCCTGGGTGGCCCGCGTGGCTCTGGTCCTATCCTTGCAGCCATCGTGAATTCCCTGCTCAAGATGAAAGATGGTCGCTATGAGTTGGAGAAGTATGGTCATTTCGTTGAAAAGACAGCGGACGGCCATGTCAATCTCATTAAAACTCTGGAAAATTTGAGCAACATGAACGATAAGCAGCGCCGCACCCTAGAGGGTTCGATGGGTTCGCAGGGCGCTAATGTGTCTCTGCTTATCAGTCACATGGGAGACCTGAAAGAGGCGTACAACGAAATAGACCACGCGCAGGGGCAGTTAGATCAGGATGCGAAAGACCGCGCTGCTACCTTTGATGCGCACATGCAAGAAATGAAAAGCGCATGGCAGGAGTTCAAGGAATCTATCGGGACTCGTATTCTTCCTGATCTGACTACCGACATTAACCAGATGACGGAAATTATAAACAAGATGAACGAGTTTTCCGATAAGCATCCGACTGCGGCGAAAGTTGTCGGAAGGGGTTTGGAGGTTGGAGTAGGAGCGGGAATGTTGGCGGCAGCGGTAAAGGTAGGTCCGATGATATGGAAAGGACTTGGCGGTGCCGCTGCTTACGGATGGGCGCGCAGTTTGTTCCCGGCGGCGACAAAGACTCTAACGGCGCGAGAAGCTATGTATGGGGGAGGCAGAGCCGCTGAAGCGGCGGGGCTCTCAAGGTTTCTTCCGTTTATTGGAGAGGCGGTGACCGGTGGGATGTTGGGGTGGCAGGCCGGTCACTGGTTGCAGAGGCATGACCCCATTGGATTTGAAGCCTATCAAGGGATGCAAGAGAAAACATCTGTACTGGAAGGCTGGAAAGGGCCTATCGCAGTCCCGATACAGGGAAATTATGGATGGAACACTGAGGCGTTCGGATCGCCTCGATTGGCAAACCCGTTCGCTAATACCACACCATTTTCCACATTGGGGGCTGCGGGGACTGTAAACAACAACCCGAACATTAACATTTACCCTCCAAACCAGCAGATGGACCCAACTGCGATGGGAGATATGGTTGAGCGGGCGATTGAGCAGTATAACCAGCAAAATGCCCGGAAGCAATTGGGGGGAGGACGCTAATGTTCGCATCTTTCGGTCCCATCTCGTTTCAGCCTCTCGCCAGCCCGACCAAGCTGGAGGTGGAGAAGAAGTATCACTACGAAGCCATCAACGTAATCGGTGCGCCGCCCGTACTGCAATGGATATACGACAACTTGCGCCACGTTGAACTGTCGATCTACCTTCACAATTTCTGGTGCAAGCCTCAGACGGCTATCAACGCACTGACGCAGCTTGCCGACTTCCATGTTCCGCAGCAGTTCGTGTTTGGCAACAAGAACAACCTCGGGACCTTCGTCATCTCGAACTACCGGATCAAACAGCGGTGGATGGCAGATGACGGCTCTGTAATCGCTGCGGAGATGGATCTTGAACTGACCGAGTACGTCGCGCCCTCCACGCTCCAGAGCAACACCATGACGGTCGGGACCATCGGCAACTCGACAATCAACACCAATCCTCCAGGGCTCACCACCTCACAGAGCGCAGCGGCCGGCTCAACGCTTGTCGTGAGTCCTGCGACGGCTTCACCTTCAGGCATACCGGCACAGACGGCGTATACGAATGTCCCGTTGAGCACGATTGCGAGGGCTGCCTAGATGCCGAATGTAGTCATTCCAAACGGTGGAAGCGGGGTCCTGACAGCGTCACTCGTTACCACCTACGTCAACCCGTCCGCACCGTCATCGGGAATCATCTACGTGTCCAAAGGGGAACGCTGGGACGCGATTGCGTACAAGATGTACGGAGATTCGACGCAGGTTGAGCCGTTGATTCAGAACAATCCCGGCATCCCGATCGGCGACTATGTGGCGCAAGGTGTTCAGGTATTCGTCCCGCTGATCACGCCAGCGAGTAGCACAACCAGTTCGACGCCGTGGAACTAAATGAGCGCATCCGTACAAATCCCGGCGTGGCAAATCAAGATCGGCGGAACTCA